TCTTCTTAGCTTTAGATAGACCAGAAGATGTTAAGAAACTATTATCTCTAGAGCTTACAGGTGTTTGGGTAAACGAAGCTAGAGAAATACCAAAATCAATTATTGATGCTTGTACAATGAGGGTAGGAAGGTTTCCTAGTATGAGAGAAGGTGGAGCTACCTGGTATGGAGTTATAGCAGATACCAATGCTCCAGAAGAAGATCATTGGTGGGCAATTATGTCTGGTGATGTACCAGTACCAGATCATATCTCTAGAGATGAAGCTTTGATGTTAGTTAAACCAGATAACTGGAGTTTCTACACTCAACCATCAGCTATGCTAGAGAAAAAAGAAAATGGAATAACTACAGGTTATGAACCTACTGATAATGCAGAAAACAAAAAGAACCTTACAGAAAAATATTATTCTAATATTATTAGAGGTAAGACTAAAGGTTGGATTGATGTTTATGTATTAAATAAACTAGGAACTATTGAAGAAGGTAAACCTGTATATCCAAACTTCAAAGAAGAATTACATAACTCAAAAGAAGAACTACAGCTTAGTCCACATCAACCAATATACATTGGAGTTGACTTTGGACTTACACCTGCAGCAGTCTTTGGTCAAAGATTAGTTACAGGTAGATGGCATATTGTAAATGAGCTTGTATGTTTTGATATGGGTGTAATTAGATTTTCAGAACTATTAAGATCAGAGATAGCTAAATATTATAAAGGTTATGAAGTACATATCTACGGAGATCCTGCTGGAGATTTTAGATCACAAACAGATGAAAGAACACCTTTTCAAATTATGAGGCAACAAGGACTCAATGCATTACCTGCTCCATCAAATGATGTAGCTCTTAGAATAGAAGCTGTAGATGCAGCACTATCTAGATTATTAGATGGTAAGCCTGGTTTCTTGCTAGACAGAAAATGTGTAAATCTTAAAAAAGGATTTAATGGTGGCTATCATTACAGAAGACTACAAGTATCTGGAGATAGATATGATGAGAAGCCTTTGAAGAATAGATACTCTCACGTTCATGATGCATTACAATATTTAATGATGGGAGCTGGAGAAGGTAGATCTATCTTAGCTGGTAAAACTAAATCTACTCCTACAATAGCTCATAGAGATTTTGATGTATTTAAAACTAAAAAACCAACTAAAAGGAAAGTATGGGATCTGTTCAAAAGGAATGGTTAATCTATTTTTACGAAGCTAAAAATCATACTTACTCTGATTGGTTATATTTTTTAAAACCAGGATTTAAACATTGTGGTGGTATTACTTATAATGCTGATACAGATACATGGGTACATTTAGAATATACTCATGCAGGTATTAGATTATCTTTCTTAGATAAAAAAGAATTAGAAGATATGTTAGCTTATCTAAAATACTTTGAAGTACTCAGATGTCCAGTTAAAGATAAATGGCAGCTACTTCGTATTAAAGATATGACCTGTGTATCTTTTGTAATGAGATTAATAGGTTTTCATAAGTGGTGGATCTTTACTCCCTATCAACTTTATTGTGCGTTGATTAAAGCAGGATATAAGTCATTTTGGGAACAAGATGCCAAAAAAACCTAAAAAGACAGTGCAAGAAATTATAGAGGAAATGAAAGATCTTCATGACCAAGAAGATGATTTAATGCGTGAGCTTGAAGCTGGTTATGGATCTTTAACAACTCAAGATTTTGAAGACTTATACGAACAGGAGGATTAATGGGAGGCGTATTTAAAAAACCATCACCACCACCAAGAAATATGGAGCTTGAAAGACAACTTGCTGCTGAAAGAGCTGCTGAAGAAAAAAGAGCTAAAGATGCAGAAGCTGCGTCTAAAGCTTATTCAGAAAAAAAAGCAAAAGGAATTATAGGAGCAAGATCTCTATTTGCCAGAGCTGGTGGTAGAGGCTTTTTTGGCTAATGAGGAAAGAACATAAAAATCCTAAAGGTGGATTAACTGCAAAAGGTAGAGCTTACTTTAAAAGAAAAGAAGGAGCTAATTTAAAACCACCAGTTAAAAAGACTCCACCAAAAGGTACAAAGAATTTTAAAAGAAAGGTTTCCTTTGCTGCAAGGTTTGCAGGAATGAAGGGACCAATGAAAGATAAAAAAGGTAGACCTACAAGAAAAGCTTTAGCATTAAGAGCTTGGGGTTTTAGAAGTGTAGAGTCTGCTAGAAATTTTGCAAATAGACATAAAAAGAAAAAATAATGGCTACTGCAAAAAAAACAAAACCTGCTTTATGGGCGAGAGCTAAAGCCCAAGCTAAAGCAAGAATGGGAGGTAAGCACAGTGCGAGGGCTATGCAACTTGCTGTTAAAATTTATAAGAAAGCAGGTGGAGGCTATAGAGGCTCTAAGTCTTCATCAAACAAGCTTTCAAAATGGAGCAAACAAAAGTGGAGAACGAGCAGTGGTAAGAAGTCAGAAGGTAAAAGAAGGTATTTACCAGACAAAGCTTGGAAAGCTCTTAGCGCAAAAGAAAAAGCTGCGACTAACAGAGCTAAAGCACGTGGTAATAAAAAAGGCAAACAATTCGTCAAACAACCAAAAGCGATTGCAGCCAAAACAAAAAGGTACAGAAAATGATTAAATTAATAGATAGAATAATTTTTAAAATTAAAGTAAAGATAGAAGAACTAAAGAATAAGTTTAAAAAATCATGAATGACGCAAATCACATATTAAAAAAATATCAAGAAGCTATAGCTGTCAAAGATCATTGGAGAGAAAAGTTTGAAGAAGCTTATGAATATTGTTTACCAAATAGAGAGTCATTCTATGAAGAATCTCCAGGTCAAAAAAGAACAGATAAGATATTTGATGAAACTGCAGTAGTAGGAGTACAAGAATTTGCATCTAGATTACAAGCAGGTATTGTTCCTACGTTTGCAAGATGGGCAGACTTTCAAGCTGGTGTAGAAATACCAGAAGAACAAAAACCAGAAATAAATAAACAATTAGATGCAATAACTGATTATGTATTTGAAGTATTACAAAACTCTAACTTCAATCAAGAAATACATGAATCATTTATGGATCTAGCTGTAGGTACAGGATGTCTTCTTGTAGAAGATGGTGATGCAGTAAATCCAATTAAATTTACAGCAGTACCATTACCTAAGCTTTGTTTAATGAATGGACCAGATGGTAGAATAGATACAGTTTACAGAAAGAGAACTGTTAAGCCAGAACACATATCTGTTTTATATCCTAAAGCAATAATACCAGATACATTTGATCCATTAAGAATGAAAAAAGATTGTTCTATTATAGAAGTAGTTTACAGAATCTATGAAGACAATGTAGAAAAATTTAAATACTGTGTTGTTATGGAAGAAGCTAAAGCAATTATCTTTGAAGAAACATACACAGGTGAAGGAGCTAATCCATATTTAGTATTTAGATGGAATAAAGCATCTGGTGAAGTATATGGTAGAGGACCAATATTTAATGCAATGGGAGCAATCAAAACTTGCAATCTTACTATAGAATTAATATTACAAAATGCACAAATGTCTGTAAGTGGAGTTTACACTTATGAAGATGATGGAGTTATTAATCCAGATAACATAGCTTTAGTACCTGGATCTTTAATACCTGTAGCTCCAGGATCTAGAGGATTAAGTCCTATACCTTCAGCTTCTAACTTTGATGTAGCTCAATTAGTATTACAAGACATGAGGCAAAACATTAAAAAAGCTTTATACATGGAAACTCTTGGTAGACCAGAAGGTACACCAATGACAGCAACAGAAGTTTCTGAAAGAATGGCAGATCTATCTAGACAGATAGGTTCTTCTTTTGGAAGACTACAATCTGAACTTATACATCCATTACTAAAAAGAATTATTAGACTATTATCTAAACAAGGTAGAATAGAACTACCTAAAGTAAATGGTAGAGAAGTTAAAGTTGCTGCTAGATCTCCATTAGCTAAAGCACAACATATGCAAGACATATCAGATGTAAATAGATTTAATGAAATTATAGCTGGTACATTTGGACCACAAATGATTAATGTAATTGTTAATCAAAATGAAACAGCTAAATACTTAGCACAGAAAATGAATCTACCAGAAAAACTAATTCGTGATGAACAAGAACAACAACAGATCATACAACAAATAAGCCAACTTCAAACTTCTGCACCAGAAGGAGAAATACCACAGTAATGGCATGGGAAGGATTAAAAAATAAAAAACCAATACCAGCAAAATCTATTGACGGATATGTTAGAGCTTCAGATGAAGAACTAAAACTCAATAAAACTTTTGCTACAGTATTCAAAGGAGATGACGGAAAAGTTGTCTTGGACTATATCAAATCAATAACTACCGAAGCAGTTGCAGGTCCTAACATTGATAGCAACCAGTTATTTCATTTAGAAGGAATGAGATTTCTTGCAGGTATAATACAAACAAGAATAAAAAAAGGAGAACAAGATGGCAGATGATAATGCTAATGCACCAGTCGCCACAGATTCGCAAGAGCAACCTGTTGTGGCTAAACCAGAATTTGTACAAGACAAGTTTTGGGATGCTGATAGAAAAGAAGTTAATTTAGAAAACTTAGCTTCTAGTTATAATGCTCTTGAAAAGAAACTTGGATCAAGAACTGAAGATTTGTCTAAACAAATTAGAACAGATCTTGAACAAGAAAAGTTAGGTAAGACACCAGAAGAATATAAAGTTAATCTTCCAGAGCTTCCAGAAAATGTAGATGTAACTGTATCTGATGATATGGAACTTGTACAATGGTGGAAAGATACAGCTAAACAAAATGGTTTATCCCAAGAACAATTTGATCAAGGTGTAAACGCTTTTGTTAATAATGCTGTAGCTACACTACCAGATGTTAATGCAGAAATGGAAAAGCTTGGTGATAACGCTAAAGAGAGAATAGAAGCTAGTGAGCTTTGGTCTAAAAAACATTTAAGTCCAGAAGCTTATAATACGTTTTCATCTCTTGCTGCTACTGCAGATGGTGTAAAGGTTGTTGAAGAAATAATGAAGCTAACTAAAGATAGCCCTATTCCTACAACACCTACACAGGTATCAGTAACTCCAAATGAAGATGATCTGAAGTCTATGCTTAAAGATCCTAGATACTGGGATTCAAGCAAAAGAGATCCTGCATATGTTAAACGAGTAACTGAACTGTATGAAAAAGCGTATCAGAACAAAGGATAAGTTTAAATTTAAGAAACTTAAAAAAGATCTGCATTGGCTAGATGCAGTTAGTGAACCAGGTTGGGTATCTGAAGAAGATATGGATAACCAAGAACCTGCTAAAGCTGTATGTAGCCAAATGTGGATATACAAAGAAAACAAAAAATATATTACATTATTCGGTACATATTCATATGATGATAAAGGTAAGTTAGAGTTTGGAGAAGTTATAACTATACCTAAAATATGGATTTAATGTGCGTTGCTTATAATCATTCCAAATTCTATTTTTGCATAAGACCTTGAAAATGTTCAATGATTGCCCTTCTTGGATAACAGTCCTCTGCATTTTAAAGACAATCGGTAAATAACGTAACTTAACAAATAAGGAGCTAATAATGGCAACATCAATAACAAATGCCTTTATAACTCAGTTTGAAGCTGAAGTTCACATGGCTTATCAAAGAATGGGTTCTAAATTAAAGAACTTAGTAAGACAAGTGAACGGAGTTAATGGTAACACTGTTAAGTTTCAGAAAGTAGCAAAAGGTTCTGCTAACACTAAAGCAAGACATGCTGAAGTAGTAGCAATGGATCTATCTCACAGTAACGTGAGTGCAACTTTAACTGATTACTATGCAGCTGATTACGTTGACAAGTTAGACGAGTTAAAGGTAAACATTGACGAAAGACAAGTGGTTGCACAATCTGCTGCTTACGCTTTAGGTAGAAAAACTGATAGCGTAATTACAGAGATCATGGAAAATGCAACAGCACTTGCTAACAACTCATCAGGAACAGGTACTGGTATGAACTTAGGAAAAGCAACATCTATGATGGAACTTTTCAATACTAATGATGTACCAGATGATAACCAAAGATACTGGGTAGTAGGACCAAAACAATGGTCTGATCTACTTGCATTAGATCAATTCTCTAGAGTAGAATATGTAGGCGAAGGTGAGCTTCCATATGCTGGAGGAATGACTGCTAAGAGATGGTTAGGATTCTTATGGTTTGTTCACAGTGGACTAGAAACTTCTGGTTCAACTGACAGACATACTGTAGCTTTCCACAAATCATCTGTTGGTTTAGGTGTCGGTACTGACGTAAAAACAGAAGTAAACTACATACCAGAAAAAGTTTCTCACTTGATTACATCTATGCTTTCAATAGGTGGAACATTGATTGACTCTGATGGTATTAGAATACAGAAATGTGCGGAGTAATAGGAGGATAATATGGCATACGCAACAGACAACCCAATCAAAAAGATTGCTGAAGCTGGTGGTAACAGTGTTTTCTTCTATATAGACGGAGATGCAATCGGAACAATAACTGGTTCTGGTTACTTCAACTCAGCATACGCAGAGCTAAAACAAGGTGACATTATAATTGTTACTTCTGGTATTGGTGGAACTATAGCAGCAGACGTGCTATCAGTAACATCAGCTAGTGGTGCAACTACAGTCACTACTGTAGCTTTAGCATAATAATACTTGTGTGGGCGAGGCAACTCGCCCTCACTATTAATTAAGGAGATAAAATGGATAAAAAGAAATCTAAATATGGAAGTGGTACAGTAAACACTTATAAACAATTTGATGAATTAACTATTGATGATAGTCCAAAAGATATAGCAGGAGCTTATTATAATACTTACATTAAAGATAAATCAGTATTAGATAGAATTAAAAATTCTTTTAAAATTATTTTATCGCCTTCTGTTAATGCTTCAGGCTTAAACATATTTTTACCTGCTTTTGTTTTATACAACGCATTCATATTTTTAACATCTTGGTGTGTAAAATGTGCTTTATATGCAGACACTATCATTACAGCCAATTCATCCATTGCATCAGGCTTTACCTTTTTTAGGTCTTTCCATACAGCTGCTGGTACGTCTTGAGACTTAAATTGTTCTTCTAACATTGTAAACATTTGATCTACTACATTTTCGTAATAGCCAATAGTACCGTTACTATTAATACATTTTTTCACCTCTTCACTATAAGCATCTACTTGTGAAAAACTTGCAAATGAAATTAATAATGCTAGAACTAGGGTATATAATTTTTTCATATTTAGCTGGATTTTACGTTTTATGGGAGCAATTATTGTGCCACGCCATCTATATAGGTTTGTTGTACTTTAATATTTGGTATGTCTTGAAGCGGAACTTCCATT